TTTGGTTTTGGTTTCTGTTTCCTCTGTAATAGAACCTACTCTCGGCTCGTTCTCATAACGTTTAACCAACTCAACCCATTTCTCTTTTCGGGTTTGATATTTAGTGTTGTGATCCTTCCAACTCTGTATTGCAATTTCCTCGATTTTATTTGCCATTTTCTAGTAGTTAGTCTTATGGTTGCCTTCATAAGTTTTCTCGAAACTTGAAAGCCCGTATCTTATTGCATCCATTGAGTCTGATAGATAATGGTCTGGCACGTTTAGTATCTTGCCGTCTTTATCTATCTTCCACATATAGTTGCGATAAGCCTTTATTGTATTTAAACTTCTCTTTGTAACTGAAATCTTCTGGTCTTGAACGTATTGTATACCTTGGTTAACTGAGCCTTGTCCTTTAGTAGCTCCTATGATGTTTACTCCGTAAGAGTATATCTCATCTATGCTCTTAGGTTCAGCACTGTCTGCTATTACTAATACTTGCGGTTGGTTCAGGAGTATGTCTGCTATTTGTTTGTTACTCAAGCCTTTCTGGTGTGTTATCTCATCTATAATGTATCCGTCATTGTACTTGTATATTGCTACTATAGCCGTTGGGTCGTTACTGTAGCCAAAATCTAGTCCGTATCTCTCTAGTCTAGCTTCGTGTGGTATGTCATCTATGATAGCCCAGTCTTTGTATATCTTGCCTTCTACCTCTCCTAGCTGTCCTAAGCCGTAAACTAGCCACCAGTTCTTATTGTCTTTGTGTTTCTCAATGCTATTAACGATGTTCTTGTCTAGTGCTTCGTTGTCTAAGTAAGTTAGTGTGAGGAAATCAACGTCTTCTCTCTCTTTCACTTCTTCGTAGAACCAAAAGGCAAATGTAGGGTTCCAATCTAAGAAAATAAACTCTTTCGTTCTAATCTCTAGCTGGTCAAACGCTTCATAAGGGATGTTATTACACTCATTTATGAATAGTCTGTCTCTCCTCGGACCTCTTACCTTGCTTGGTTGGTCTGCTGAGAAGAACTCTATCTTGCTTCCAGTCTCGAATGTGTATGTATGGCTTGAACCGTTCCAAAGGTTATCCTTCCAATACTTGTGAGCCTGCATTATGTTTTTAAAGTCTTTCTCTGCTCCCCTGAATAGATGTGGGAAACTCTCTGATACTACTGATGTAAGTGTTGATACCTTGTCTGATTGAGCTAGGTCTATTAAGTAAAGTAAAATACTAATAGTCTTTGAGGCTGATGTTCCACCGCACACTGCTCTTATTCTTTTCTTCAACGTCAGTATTCTTTTAGTGGCTGTTGTTGCTGAAAATAGGCTCATTTAATCGTGCTTAGTAGACTTATTGGTTTATCTTCGTCTCCTCCATCTAATCCTATAGTGTTTCTAGCTTTGCCATAAATATGTTCTAAAACAAATCTTGTCATAGACGGGTCTTTTTTAGCTAACTCTACAGCTAACGCAACTAACTCTTCTTCTTGTTCTGCTGAAAGTAAATCTCTTAAAGACTTTTGCTTGGGTCTTCCTGGCCCACCTTTCCAACCTTCTTTAAATTGTCCTTTCTCGTCTCTGTCTCCCATTATTTTCCATTAAAATTGGATTATCTAAATACGCTAACAACTCCTTAGCTATACTGTCCCATGAAACTATCTCTACCTCTCTATTACCTCCGTTAAGGTTAATCACTTCGCAACCGCATCGAGTTGCTTCTGCTATTGGTCTCGAGAAGCCTTCGTTTAGTGACATTTTTAAAAACTTCTTTGATCTGTTATATAAAATTACAATGTCTTTTAGGCTTGGGTTTGAGTAGTGTTCTACTCCTAGGTCTTTAGTATGTCTACCAAACCAGACTATTTTCTTACCGTGTTTCTTAGCTTCTTCAATAGTAGCTTGTATATTTTTATTCGGCTCAAAATTTCCCTCGATCAGTACATCTATATCTCTATCTAATCCTATATCTGAAAATCTTTCGTGACAGCCATTTCCTATTACTTCACCACCGTATTTATCTTGAATGAATTTACTTACCGCTATTACTGGGTCATTTCTTTTAAGCCATCTCTCATCGTCTGTTCTTATGTAGGAATAATCTCCTTTAAGTTTATGTGTGAATGTTATATCTATCCCTTTGGGTCTAGCACTTAAACCTATTCTTTTTATGTTAAAATACTCTTCCAGTTCTTTGTTGTCAAAATGAGCTACTATATTACATTCTCTGTATTCTCTTATAGCTTGGCAAAGTTCGAAGGCACTTAGGACACAGCCACAGGTGATAACCTCGTCGAACAAGAAATTAATTGGTGCTGGAGTCATAGTTATTTCTTTACTTCCTATACATTATAGCATACTTTAAACATCTTGTAAAACTTTATAAGCTCCATACTTCTCATATTTGTCGAATTGCATTTTTGTGAGGTAATTTATTAAAGTAGCGATTATTAAATGGATTGCCTAACTCTATTATTTTAACATCTCTGAAAACGTGGTTAAAACTTAGCTGGTCTCTTCGGCTTCCTACACATATTTCAGCCCACCATTTCTCATTAAGTCTTTTAATCTCTTCGGTGTGTCGTCTTAATATTACACCGCACTGAGATAAAACTTTAGTATTAGGGTATTTTTGTCGCTCTATCGTCTCTCTATGGTCAAGTTTGAGCCTTACACACTCCTTTGCTTCATCGTGTATGTTGTCTCTGTAAGGATTAGCGAAGGTTAGAATGTCTTTATCTCCCATTAACTCAATTAGTTCTTTTTCTGTTATTTTAAGATGAATGTTACCGTCTACCCAAAGGCTATACTCTTCTTTTATATATAAATGCGACAAAACTTTGTATATTTTAGCGTTCCTGGTGTCGTCTTTAAAGTTGTTGTATTCAGTGAAGCACTTTATATCTGTTCTGGATTCGTCTTTATCCCCGCAAATTGATGTGTATTGCATAGTATTTCTATTAATCTATCTTTATACGTATGATTCTTTTGAACTTCCTCAAAGGCGTTTTCTTTTATTTCATCTACTAATACTTTTGGTGTGGCTAGTAATTTCTTCGCTTCCTCTTTTGTTCGAAACCAAAGTAAGTGTTTCCTGTGCTCAAACTGTATCTTGCCGGGGTTAAAACTTAATGCACACCCTCCTGCTCCCATTATAGTGTAAAGTCTGTCGCTAGTATACCCTGGTTCGTCTGGGCTTATAGCTAGACTAAAGGTGCTTGAGTGATAATCTCCGTAAGAGTTGTTTTGTATCTCTAAACGCTTATCCCGACTTTCAGTTTTAGGACAATTCTTAACAGTAGCCCCTACATACTCACAAAGTTCTTTTCTGCCTGTATGAAATGTATCATCTACTACACCTCCTATAAATAAAACTCTACTCTTCTCTCCCTCGACTGGTTTAGGGTGTTGAATTGAGGCTTGAGGAAGGTAATGTGCTTTTAGGTTGTATTCTTTCTCCCATTCTTTGAGTCTTCCGTTGCAAATAAAAGCTTCATCAAATAGTTCTAAGCCTGGGATTACTATTATTGAAAGGTATATTAAGTCACAAAAGTATAATATCATTTTGCATCCTTGTTCCTTGGCTTCTTTGCAAAGTTTTAATTGATTGTCTTTATACCCGCCTGTTTGCGTGGAGAGAAATATATCAGGCTTGAAATCTTTTAGTTCTTGTATGTCGCTTTCAGCTCCTAGAAGTAAACCATTAGAACCAAAGAAGTCATTTATAGCTTGCTCCATTCCTTTGTGAAGTGGAAATTGGTTGCCTTTTCCTCCTCCAAGTATAGCTAGTTTAGTTCCTTGGGGTATTTTAGCTCTTAGTTTTTTTAGTCTGTTAATAAAATTCCAGTAATGAAAAGCTCCTAGTTCTTGTTCTATATTAGTAATTTCTTTTTTTTCTAACGCTTTTTTATAGCTCTGCCCTTTGTAGTGGTGAACATAAACTCTTCTATCTACCATTAACTTATATCCTCTATCCTCTAACTTACGATTAAATACAGTCTCTTGCCCATAAAACGGCATATCCTCTGGGAATTTTCCTACCTCTTTCCAAGTTTCTTTTCTGAATAAATAGCAAAAACCAGATAAGTCGTTGATTTCTTCTACCTGGCCTTTAGGCATATTCTTTTGTCTTCCTTCGCAGTTATTGGTTACCGGCCCGACTGCTCCCACTTTTTCTTCTAATACCTCAAT